AGTTTGTTCATTGGGTGTCTCCTGTTCGTCTGGGATTCCGTTGCCGTCGGTGTCTCGGGATCCGGCGGCGATCATTACGCCGGAGAGTGTCCCGGTGAGGAACATGACGACGGGGTTGATGAGCTTGAAGAACTCGGCGTCGACGGCGGTGAGTTGGTCGCCTTGGTAGACGAACAATAGGCCGTAAAGCATCGCGCACATCATGAAGGTGAGGACGGCGGCGAGGACAAGGCCGACGATAAAGCGGAGCCGGACGTTCAGTTCGGCGGGGCTGTAGCGAGGGCGGCGGTTCAACATGATCGGGCCTCAACGTAAGGGTCGCCGTAGATCGTGGAGCCGGTCGCGGCTAAGGCTTTGTTTTTGGTGATGAGGGTGGTTTGGGTTTGGCAGATGCCCCTATAGCGATCCCCGCAGGCGATCAGTAGCACGGAAAAGAGCACCACCACGAAGGCGATGCGGAAGGTCATTCGGGTGTTTCTCCTTCTTCGGTCCAGCCCGACTCGATGAGGGCCGCGTATTCTTCCTCGGTCATGTCGCGGCCGACGGTGATGCCGGTGAGCGCGTCGTGTTCTGTGATTGTGGGTTTCATTAGGACTCCCTGTAGCCGTAGACGTAGACGGTGAGTGATGTGAAGTTTCCGGTGTTGGCGGTCAGGCTAAAGCCGTCATAAGCCACGGTGTCGTTAAGAAAGCCGCCGCCCGTGATGCTTCCGCTAGCGGCGGTTGTGCCTGCCCACAAACCTTGATACGTGACTGAGGTAATGGCTGTTTTTTGGGGATCGTAAACGTCGATTGAACAGACCCCACCGTTGGCGACAGTCGCAACAAGACCCGGCACAATAAAGCCGACGTTTGGCGATTGGTCATCTACAGCCCCACCGACGGTCAACGGAATATTTCTATGGGCGTAGTAGTAGCCGTTTACGGCTTTGTCCACGCCGCCCACACGCAACCGGAAAAGAACCGACACGGCAGTTGTGGCGTGTTTTGCGTTCCGGACTATCAGCCGATAGGCCGAATACTTTGACGTAAAACAGTTATTTACAGCAACTATCCCGCCGGTTGTCCATGACGCTTGCGTGATGTAATCCAGCCCAGCGTTGGCCAAAAAGTTGTTCGTATCCGACGCGGTGAGGACCTCGCCGGTGGTGAAGGTTTTGATCGCCATTAGTACCCCAGTTTGTTGGAATCGAGCCGCCCATAGACGGCGTTATTGAGTAGTAGGTAGTTGTTGAGATCCGCCCCGGAGACGTAGTAGGTGGCGTAGACGCCGCCCTGTGGTGTCCCGGAGAAGGCCGCGCCTTCGATGATGCATTGGTAAGTAGTGCCGCGGAACGTGACGGCGACTTCGGTGGCGATGTCACCGAACCCGTAAGACGGGTTGAACGCCGTGTCATTCAGAAACACGCGAAACGACGAGATGGCAAGCGCTGGGTTTTGGTAGGTGGCCAGTAGGTAGTTGGCGTAGTCGAGGGCCTGCCCGGTGGAGGCGTTGAGCGTGTTCACCTTGTAGGTGCGGTATGGGGCCGCGCCGGTCTGGACGCGTTGCTCGGCGAACGATTCGGGGTCGACGGCGACTTGGGTGTAGTAGTTGTCGGCAAGCGAGTCAAAGGTGATTTCGGTGTAGGGGTTGGCTGACGGGCCGCGGACATCTGAAAAGTTGTTGAAGACGTTGGTGGCTTTGTAGTACTGGTTGTAGAACGTGAGGCCGAATGACGGCCCGTCATCTTTCATCCGGCCGTTCATGCTGAGGGTGACGAGGTTGGCCCAGTCGCCGATTGTGCTGTTGAGCGTGGTGGCGGCAAACGACGTTCCGCTGCCGAAACCGGACACGGTGCCGACTAGGAAGCCGAAGTTGCTGAAGATGCTGTTGCATTGGTTGGCGAGCGTGTTGGCCGCCAGCGCGTAGCCGTTGCCTTGTGCTCGGGCCATGGTCGCAAAATACGATTCGCAGGTGATCGTCAGAATGTCAGCGGGGCCGACGTTTGAGACGTAGGGCTTCCCGTAGGTGACCTCGACGTCGGCGATCTCCCCAGCGAAGATTTGACGTTTGCTTGGGACGCCGGACACAAGGCCGCCGTCGGTGTAGAGCCGGACTTCGGTGCCGGGCACAAGATCGGGATCGGGGGTGGCGTAGCCGTTGGGGTAGCGGATCTCAACCGCGGCGGTGTTTGCCCGGTATGCGTCAAGCGGGGATCGGCGGCCGATGTTGCAGGTGGCGGTCAGGAGGTTGGGGATTTCGGTTTCTACGCCGCCGATGACTTTCGGGGATCTTGTTCAAGAGCGAGCCGATCGAGCCGATCGCGCCCAGCCCGGGGATTGAGAGTTTGCCTGCGGCCCCAGCGAGTTCTCCGAGGATTCCGAAACGCTCAAAGAAATCGTCGAAGTCTTTTACGGTTTGGGCGATCTGCTTACGGAACACGAATATGGCGGTCGTAGCGGCCACTACAGCGGCCGCGATCAGAATGTAAGGGTTTGCGGCGGCCGCGGCGTTGAAAAGCGTCTGAGCGGCTGTGGCGGCCGTCTGAACGGCTGTGAACACTTTCATGGCGGCGTTGATGGAGATCACGGCGGCGGCAAGCCCGCCAATGCTGGCTCCGAGGACGACGACTAGGTCGGTGTTTTCGCCGACCCATGTGGCGAGGCGTTCCAGATAGGGAAGCAGTTCCTCGATAATCGGGAGGAGGGCCATGCCGATGGATTCTTGGGCTTCGCCGATTGCGACACCCATTCGCTTGAATCGCCCTTCGGCGGTGTTCGCGGCGTCGGCCGCCGCGCCTCCGAAGGTTTGGGCCATGGTGTTGAAGATTTCGTCGGCTGATGCTCCGGCCTCGATCAGACCTTTCATGGATGGGTCGAGTTTGGCGAGGGCTGATTCTTGCCCGTTGTAAGCCTTGCCGAGAGCTGTGGAAACGGTGGTGAGGTCTTTGCCTGTGGCCGCAGCGATGTCCAGCGAGAGGTTGAGCAGGCGTTGGGATTCTTCAGCTGAGCCGGTCGACCGGGCGAGGTTTGCGTAGGCGGTGCGGAGTTCGGTGTCGGCGACGCCGGTGGCCAGCGTCATTTTGCCGATCAGGTCTTCGGTGGCGGCCACTTGGTCGTCGGTCGCCTGCGTCGAGATCCTGAGCTGTCGGGCGAGTTCAGCCGAGCTCTTTTGATCCTCCATGGCGGCCTTGGCTGCCGAGTACCCGGCAACGGCAAGACCACCGAGCGCGGCGGCGGCTGGGATCGCGGCTTTCTTGATGGCGAACTGGGCTTTCTCCCCAGCGGTTTCGAGTTGCTTGAACTCTTTGATCGCCTTGGAGACGCCTTTGCCGTCGAACTCGGAAATGATGGGAATGTTGATTGCCACTAGCGGGCCTCCTGACTGACAGTTCTCATCACTTTTCGGACCGCGGCTTCCATCTCTTTTTCAACCTTCGGCATTTGCTTTTCAGCGGCGGGCCACAAGATCCGGGATGCGGTGCCGATTGTGTCGTCGAAGGCTTGCCCCAGCGGGTTCGGTGATCTGCGTCCGGCGACTTCCATGATGACCGCGGCGGGGTTCGTCTGTTGGACACGGATCACACTTCGGGCTTTGCGAGAGGTGTCGATTTTCGCTTTCAGTCCTCGACGTGCAGCTGCCGCGGTGTATGGGAACTTCAGGCCGCCGCGTTGGGTCCAGTTGCGGAGCACTCCGGACGGGACGGATGATTCGGGCGGGTAGTCCTTTTTTGCTTGGTCGATGATGGGCGCGGTGATTTCTTTGACGTCGCGGTTGAACTGCTTCCGCAGTTCGGGGTCGATTTTGCGTAGTGCTTTGATTGCGTCCTGAGCGCCGACGACTTCGATGTTGGCTCGGGCTGTCATCGGCGTTCCTTTCTGGACTTGTTCAGCACCTCGACGGCGGTGTTGAGGTCTTTTGCGGTGAATGGGATTTCGGAGGGCCAAAAGCCGGTGGCGACGAGCAGTTCTGCTAGTCCGCGGCTGTATGTCCCTCGGGGGTAGGGTTTGCGTCTTCTTGGGTGACCACCTCTAGGGAGATCACTTTTTTGGCGTAGTCGTCAAACGTGGGCGGGACCGGGATGCCGCTGGATTTTGACGCGGCCCACGCAAGGAACGTGAGGTCTTCCGCGCCGATGCCTTGGGCGAGGCTTCCAGCGGTCTTTTTGGTTTTGCGTTCCCATTCGATGACGTTCCAGAACGAGGTCGTCACTTGGACGGGTCCGGTTCCGGTGTCTACGGCAAGGGTGATTTTCATGGTGTCCTCCTAAGGCACGGTTAGGGATTCGGTTATGGATCAGGTGATGTCGCGGGCCCAAGTGCCACCGGTGAAGGTGACGTCGACCATGGCGAGTTCGCCGACTGTCGAGTTGATCGGGGTGAACGACTGCAAGAACGCGCCGGTGATCGTGTACTCGGGGTTCGAGGCGGATTCGGTTGTCCCGGACGGGCTGATAACAAGCGTCGAGGACTTGCCGACCATTGCGGCGAGGGCGGTTTCGACTTCGGCGGTTGCGCCGGAGCCTCCGTAGGCGAGGAACATCGTGATCGCCACCTCGACGGACTGGAGGCCCGCCGTGTAGGTGCGGCCGGTGTCGCCGAAGCTTGTGGTTTCGAGGGCGTCGGTGCCGATGGTGAGGGTGCAGGTGTTGGATTCTGCGCTCAGGTCGTAGGTCGTTGCGCCTTGGGTGATGTTGATGGTGGCGTTGCTGAGGAATGTCACAGTTGCCATGGGGTCTCCTTTAGTTGCGCCGCACGGCTACGGCGACGGTGATGTCGTATGAGGGAAGGGTCTGCCCGCCGATATCGGTGAGGGTCGGCCTGCCGCTTGTGACGGACAAGGCCGAGTTCATGATGGTGTCGGCGGTCGTGATGAGGTAGTCCTCGGCGTCTTGGTTGCCGGGTGGGGCGGCGACGATCCGGAGGGTGAACTCAATGTCGCCCACGTTGTATGTGAACGCGGTGAACGTCGGCGGGTCGACGAGAACGGAGCGGGGCCGGAGGTTTCGTGGGTCGGTGATGGCAGCCAAGCCGAGACCCGTCAAAGTGTTGACGATCGCGGACCGTGCCTCCGCAAAGATCCCGGTGGCTGGCACCTCACGCCACCTGACTACGGTTCACACCGAGTAGGCGCATGATCTGTCCCATCGTGCCGGGCGCGGCGGTGATGGTCATGTCTTGGAACGACGCGAACGAGTCAACCGAGCCGCGTTCCCTGTACAGGGCCATCGCGTAAAGGGTGGTGCCCAGCGTGACGTCCCCAGACGGCGAAGTCGTCAACGAGTCGAAGTACCCGGCGGCTTTACGTCGACGGAAAGCGAAAGCGTTGGCCGCCGCGGTGCACGTCGTCAGGTAGGTGGCGTCGTCTCCGGCGGGGGCGTAGCCCAATGCGATTTCGACGGCTGATTTGGTGATCCATGTGCAGGTTTGGGTCCAAGTGATCGTCCCGGCTGAGCTGCCGCGGGCAACGTCGTTTCCGGCGTCCGCGAACAACAACTGGTTAGGGATGAGGTCGTCGTATTCGTAGAGGAAGTCGCCTTCGGAGTCGATGCCGTCGTACCTGTAGACGGGAACGGCGAGCACGGTGAACGTGCCGTTGAAGGTGCTGTCGGTCGCCCCGGCGATCGTGATCGTTTGACCGATGCCGATTTCTGTGGCTTCGAGGGTCTGCACCACGGCGTAGCCATCCAGCCTCATCGCGTGAGTGATGGTGAATGTTGCCATGGTGCAGCCCTCTCAGTCAGTCAGCCAGGATCAGACGAACGCGGCGCGGATGAACTTGCTGCTGTCGATCATCAGGGCGGCGAAGTAGCCGCGGAAGGCGATTGTGCGCGACAAGGTCGACGGTGAGTCGAGGCTGATTGCGCCCTTCTGCTGCTCGAACACTTCGTACCCGGAAGCGTCTGCGACGATGAGCGTGTCGGCCGCGAAGTTGCGGTCCACGACAACCTGAAGGCCGAAAGCCATGCCGTTGGGCTGGCCGGGGGCGAGGTTGCCGAAGGCGTTCATCGGGCCGACCTGCGGGAACAACGGACGGTCTGCGGTGTCGCTGAGGCCCATGAGCGCACCCCACCATTCGGGGTTCACGAAGATGTGAGTCGGAAGATTGCCATTGCTCGACGAAAGGATCGTCTGGGCGGCGGTGGAGATCCACGACATCCAGTAAGCGGGGTCCTGCGACGAAGCCGAAGCGAAGTTCTGCGTTACCGAAGCACCGGAACGGAGCGTGTCGGCGGCGTAGTTGTCTGTTGCGTTGGCGTAGATGCGGCCCATGTCGTCAAGGATGATTGACAGGACTGCGGGATCACTCCAGTCCAAGTCGGCTTCGGAGACGTTCACGTAGCCGCCGAAAATCTGCTTGGTGACCTGATTGTTGAACACGACAAGGGTGCCGGACTGGTTGGTCATTTCGGCGAGGCTTGCACCGACCGAGACGTGGGTGGTCACTTCGGGACGGATAAAGATTTTGCCGCCTCCGGGCATCGCACGAACGCCGACTGCGTCGACGACGGGGCGACGGCCCACGAAGTTGTTGTACACCGGCCCAACGATGGGGGTGGGCAGGATGCCGGGGGTGTCGGTGGTGACGACATCGGGCGCGGCTGCACGAAGGGCGGCGCTCATTTCATGCCATGCGGAGCCTCCAGCGATTGCCGCGGCGAGGTACTCAACTGCGGTCGGCAGCGGCGTCTCCTTGCGGGCGGCGGCGTAGACGATGGGCTGTACGGGGTGGATTGCCGGTGCTTGTGCGGCCTCGGCCTTGATTTCTTCTGACACTTGGTCCTCCTCGGGGGTGTCTTGGGGTTGGGTTTCGTCGTCCTCTGGATCGGCCGAGGAAGCGGCGATGTTTTCGATCACGGCCTCAGAAAAAGCCGGGATAGCGACTAGGGAAAGTTCACGCAGGATCGCCTTGGAGACGATCATCGTGCCGTTTTTGTCGAACTTGAACTTGACAGGTTCAGCGCCGACGCTGACCGAGTCATAGGCACCGGCCTTGACAAGCTCAACGGCTTCGTCGGCGGCGCGGGTCTTCGCGAACTGCGCCATAAAAGCGAGGCCGCGGTCGGTGTCTTCAAGCACCGGGACCGTGCCGCGGAGCTGTGTCAGATCGTGGTTCTCGATCAGTTTGGCGGCCTTCTGATTGACGTCAAAAGAGCCGCGAAGAAACTTCACGGTTTGGCCGCCGGAAA